CTATCCCCGAAGATAGGCGAAAAGAGTACACACACAACGCTATGATACTCTCTGCCTGCTACTTCATTGCTACCAATGTAGTCGTACGCAAAAAGTTTGGCAATAAGCAAGTGTGGGACAATATGGCAAACGTAATAGCACAGCTACCCCGCCATACCTACAAACACAAGCTGCCCACCAACCCCCGCGACCTCAAAGCCAAAGCCCTTGCCTTCAAAGGTGTAAAAACCTCCAAACGCTATCCTGTAGCAGGCTACGAAGGGCTTATACACAGCGGGTACCTCAATAAAACTGCCGCTAAACTCACAGGAGTAGCTGCCGAATGGACACTCGCCCGCTGGTGCAACCAAGTAAATAAATGTGCCAGTCTCACTCAATTACACGCCGAGTATAACGATAAAGCTACCGCCGAAGGGTGGAAACTCATTAAGGACGAAAAAACGTTTTACAACTATCTATATGATGAGGAAATACAGCCCTTATGGTGGGGACATCGCTACGGAGAACTTGCCTACAAAGAAAAGTATGGCTTCCAACACAAAACCAAACTGCCTACAATGCGCGACAGCCTTTGGTACAGCGATGGTACAAAACTTAACTACTATTATTTAGACGAAAACGGCAAAATGGCTACCTGCCAAGTGTATGAAGTAATAGACGCCTACAGCGAAGTACTTTTAGGGTATTACATAGGCCCTAAAGAAGACTATGTAGCCCAATACAATGCCTACAAAATGGCAGTGCAAACGGCAGGCTATCGCCCTTACCAAATAGCGCACGATAATCAAGGCGGACATAAGAAACTCACCTCTGGCGACTTCCTTACCAAGATAGCACAAGTGCAAACTGCCACTAAGCCTTACAATGGTAAGTCAAAAACTATTGAGAGCGTATTCGGCAGGTTGCAAAGTCAGTACCTAAAGCGTGATTGGTTCTTTTCGGGTATGAATATCACTACCAAAAAAGATGAGAGTAAAGCCAATATGGAATACATACTTGCCAATCAAAAGAGCCTCCCCACACTTGATGAGGTAAAAGAACGTTACGTGCAACGCAGGCGTGAGTGGAACGAAGCCCCCCACCCCAAAACAGGCAAACCACGCATACAAATGTACTACGAAAGCTACAACCCCGACACCAAAAAAGTAGAAATGTGGGATATGATTTCCCTCTTTTGGATCACCCGCAAAGAACCTATCACTTGCGATGCTTCGGGTATTAGCTTCACCGAAAAGAAACAAAAATACAGCTATATGGTCTACCGTTCAGACGGCTTGCCCGATGTCGATTGGTTAGAAAAGAATATAGGCAAAAAATTCGTAGTGAAGTTTGACCCCGACAATGTAGACCTTATATACCTTTACGAAGACACCCCATTAGGGCTAAAAATGGTAACAGGTGCCGAAATTAAGAAAGAAGTACACCGCAATATACAAGAGCAAGACGACTTTGAAGCTGCCTACTTCAAACAAGTACAAAGCCTCACCGATGAGAAACGTATCAGCCGTCGCGACACTACCGAAGAGTTGTTAGAAAAATTCGGTATGAGTGCCCACCAGCAAGGGCTAAGCCTCCCAGCCGTCAAAGGAGTTGAAAGCCGTAGAAAAAACAGAAAAATTACCAATGCCGATACCTTTGGCAGCTACCAAAAAGCCCTTTCCAATACTAATTGGGACGATGAGCAATGGGAAGCCCTCGAAAGCACCCCCATAACCATCAGCAATATACTATAATCATTAATAAATAAACATTGAAAAAATGAACACACAAGAAAAACAACAAATCGCCCAAGCCCTCAACGATTTTTGCAACCGCAAAGGCAACCAAAACAAAGCCGCTAATGTTCTCAAAGGCGTATCAGCTGCCACTGTTACCCAAGTACTTAAAGGCAATTGGGACAGTATAGCCGACAAAATGTGGCGAAACATCAAAGCCCAAATATTCGCCAAAGAAGACTGGGTGTGTGTAGAAACAGCTGCTTACCAAACCCTTACAGCCCTTATTAGCGATGCCCAAGAGAACAGCCAAGTATATGCTATCATCGCTCCTGCAGGTAGCGGCAAAACCAAAACAATGCAGCTTTACGAAAAAGAAAACCCCAACGCCTATATGGTACAGTGCAACGAGTTCTGGAACAAAAAAGCCTTTATGGGCGAACTCCTATCAGCAATGGGGCGCGACAGCAGCGGGCTCACTGTAAACGAAATGGTAAACGAAGCCGTACGCGTGCTAAAATCTACCGAAACCCCAGTAATTCTATTAGACGAGTTCGACAAAGTAAACGACCAAGTATTATACTTCTTTATCACCCTTTACAACCTCTTAGAAGAGCATTGCGGTATTGTAATGTGCGCTACCGACTTCCTCGAAAAACGTATCAAACGAGGACTCAAACTCAACAAAAAAGGCTATAAAGAAATATACAGCCGCATAGGGCGCAATTTCATAGAAGTAAACGCCATTACCCAAGCCGACTGCATACAAATATGCACCGCCAATGGTATCACCACAAAAACCGATATAAAAGCTGTATGGGCAGATTGCGAGGGCGACCTTCGCCGTGTAAAACGCAAAGTACACGCCCTCAAACTCGCCCACCTCGAAGCCACTAACGACTAACATCTAACAACTGACACCTAAAAATGGCACAAGCATACACCCCCAAGCAGATACTCAACAAAAAGTTCAAACTCCTATCTTTTGACGGGCAATGGAAAGACTTTGTAGGCTGTCCCGACCGCGCCTTCTCAGCCATCGTATGGGGAGGCTCCTCCAGCGGCAAATCGTCCTTAGCAATGCAATGGGCACGCTACCTCACCCAGTTCGGCAAAGTAGCCTACAACTCCTTAGAGGAAGGCGTATCGCACACCGTGCAAATGAATATGGAGCGCAACTATATGGATGGCGTAGAGGGCAAGTTCCTACTTTTAGACAACGAACCCCTACCCGAACTCATCGAACGAATGAGCAAACACAAGTCCCCCGATTTCCTCATTATAGACTCCGTACAGTACCTGCGAGTAGATAAAGAAGATTACAAAAAGCTTAAACGCCTAATGAAAGAACGCAGCAAAGCACTTATACTCATTAGCCAAGCCACAGGCAAAGAACCCAAAGGCGAACTCGCCGACTTTGCCCGTTACGATGTAGATATGAAAATACGCGTAGAAGGCTACAAAGCCTTTCCCGAAGGAAGACTTAACGGAGGCGGACAACCCTTTGTAATATACCCCAAAAAAGCCGCCGAATATTGGGGAGATATAGATAACTGATAATTTAAAATTCAAACAATATGCAACCCTTTTCATACACCCTCGCCCAGCATTTAGAGCTCACCTACCTTGAGTACGAAGCCCTACGCCAGTACTATTTTGAAAAATGGTGCAAACTTATAGTCCGTACCCAACCTTTAAAATGCTTTATCACTAACGATCACCTGCTGAATTGGTATGCCGAGCAGTGGTATATACAAGTAGAACGCCCCATAGAGCAACTTTACAGCGATGCCCTATCCTTATACACCCCCGAAGATATACACCTACTCATACTCATTTATGCCGAAAATATCCTGCAATACTATCCCAGTATATTACTCAAAAAAATAACTGCCCGTGCGGCTCGAAGCGAACACCAAGCGAAGATAAACCGAAGATAAACCGAACACAAGATGAGAATAGAACCTAACGAAATCAGCGACTACGACTACATCAATCGCAAGCTTAGAGAGCACGCCCAAGAGCTCCTCAAAACCGCCAAAAAACAAAAACGCCCCGTGCGATACCTCCCCCAAGGCATTAGTGGCGATAGCGTGCGATGGTGGGCAGACCTCAGAAAATACGGCAAACTAATAACAAAATAACCTATGGAAAGCAGAATATCAGCATACGCCGAAGCCCTATCGCTCGACACTTTTTTACAAGTGCTTACCTTTGAGCAACGGCTACAGACCTGCCAATACCGCGCAGGGCACACCGATAAAGTACCCGCCTTAGTGCAGAAGCTACAAGACTGGACAGAGCAAAAGCGCTGGCAACCCCCAGCCTTTCGCTACGAGCCCGAAACCCTTGAACTCCTATGGCAAGACAGCACCGCCCAATGGCTACCCTTAGCCGTACACCCCCTATACCAAGCCGAAGTAACAGGATATTAACAAATAACAATTATCAATAATTATGACAGTAGATTTAACACACCTCACAGCCAACGAACTCAAAGCCGAACTACAACGCCGCGAGCAAGTCCAAAACGAAAACCGACAAGCCTACAAAGCCCTCGTCAATGAAAGCATACCACAAATCATCGGTAAGCTGCAAACCTATTCAGAGCAAATGGCAGAAGTAAAGCTACATACCTTCGAGAGCCTCAAAATCTTGTTAGACACCAAAAACGAAGTCTACGAGGTCAAGGGCGACCAACAAAGCCACACCTTCACCGATGAGCACGGCAACACCATCACCTACGGCTTCCGCGTTATCGACAATTGGGACGACACCGTAAATGCAGGTATAGAGAAAGTCCGCGATTTTATAGCCTCCCTCGCCAAAGACGACAATAGTGCCCGACTTGTGAATGTCATCAACCGATTGCTTAAGAAAGATGCTAAAGGCAACCTCAAAGCCTCACGTGTACTTGAGCTAACAAAGCTCGCTCAAGAGTTTAACAGCCCCGCCTTTACCGATGCTGTAGGTATCATTGCCCAATCTTATAGACCACAGCGTTCAGCGTTCTATATCGAAGCTAACACCATTGACGAGCAAGGCAAAAAGTGCAATATCCCCCTATCGCTCTCATCGGTGGACTTTCCCCCTGGTACTGACATTAAACACCTTTTCCCTGTACACCAAAAGTACGAAGAGCAAGCTACCGCATAACACTACACTTTTAGCTATCTCGGTAGCTAAAAGATGCTCCTCCGCCCTTAGTTCGGTCGCTGGCACTAAGGGGACGCCCATAGGAGATCCACTAAGGCGAGGAGCTATTTTTAAACAACGTTTAAACACCATTTAAAATGAAAAAAGAAACCACAATAAAACCCCACCAAATACGTATCCTTCAAAGCCTTTTAGGCAAACGCTTTAAGGACAGAGAAGCCCGCATACACTTCGTATGTAGCTTTATTGGCAGAGAGCTCCCCAGCACCAAAAACCTAACAGAAGATGAGTTTTTCGCCATAGCCCAGCACCTTGGTTACCACTTTGAAATGCACGCCTACTTTGATGCCCAAAACAGGCAACACCTAAAGCTATTAGCCCTATGCCACGAACTCGGCTGGCGCGACGAAGCCACCCCAAAGTACGCCGACATCAAACGCTTAGGTAAATGGTTCTGCTCAAGCAAAAACCCATTCAAAAAAAATCTCCAAAACCTCACCCCCAGTGAAGTAGGCAAGGTCAATAATATATTCGAGAAAATGAATGAGCAACGCTATGAAAGAAGTTAGAAAATTAGCCAATGGGAAAATTAGCAAATTAATTGCCTGTGCGGCTCGCACTTGTTCTCACAAGCATAAAGAGCTCCGCACCCTTGCCCACTACTGCACTGTAGAAGTAACCGCCCTATTCTGTAAAGAC